CCTGATGGGGCCCTGAACTTCAGGCTTGCGGGTGACTGTTAAGGTAGTCAACCCTCCCGACGGTGTCGGGGAATGGCTAGTTAAGGCGGCCAGCCCTCCGGTCATACCGGGCGTTGTGGCCTCATGGCCTAGGGTCATCTACCAAGAAATCCAGTGCTGCCGGCCACGGGATGTGGCAACACGCCAGGTCCGAGACCATGGCCAAAGGTGCCGGCATGCACCAATTTGGCAACCATAAGGTTTGTCACAGGCAGTGACGGCTTGAGTGCCTTGTTCGCTGCATCAAAAGCCGAAGCGACTGCTTGGCCCCTACAATTGGCATTAAATTTCTGCAGTTTGTGACCCTAACCGCACCATTGATTGATTTCTGCAACGAGTTTGAGTATCTCCTGACCATACAATTGACTGAACAATCGATGCGCTGCTTCAGACTGCGACATCACAGGCATAGAGTACATATCGTTGGTTGTATCCTTAATAATGCGGTTTATTCTTGTGCTCCCCTGTCGTTTTCCCAGGTACTATATTATAGTATCTACAAGGAGCTCCATTTCCACTTGGCCCTTGTACATGGCCCTAATGGACAATGCCTTTGCTCTCATCAGGGCTCTGGCGGCAGCTGAGTCCCCTTTTGCCACCATGCGCTTGGTCCAGCCCAATTTCATCAAAGTGGATGACACGTTCCTGTAACCAACCACGGTGTTGTCATCAGCATATTAAAAATTAATCTTGACGAATTGAGCACCAGCCATGGTGCCTTCATGTTCCACTTTGGTGACAAAACCCAGTTTGTCATAGACACTCTGGATTTGTTCACGGACCTCTCTGGGCTTAAAATGTTCTGGTATGTTGTACGCCAATATCATGTCATCACCTTCCACGAAAAAATCATAGTCAGTCAGGCCGACGCAATGTATCGCGTACTGAATCATGCGCAAATTGAGCTCAGTGTTGGTCGACGACGTAGTCATCTCACCAGAACCCATGGTTTTTATGCTGTTAAAAGCAAAACCTCCTCTCACCGACCTGTACTTGATTGCGTTATATGTTAGCCCTCTCCACAAGTCGACCAGCTTCTCTGGTAAGAGTCGTTCCATCACCATGTGCTCCACTCTCCACAAGCTTCCTTACTGACCTGAGTCATATGATGATATATCAAGGCAAAGGACATGCTGGTACTTACCTAGCCTGGTGGTGAGTTGTTCTACGATCTCGCTCTACTACATGCCCTTGATCATGTGCCTGGAGGCGTAAATTCTCCCGCTGACTCTATCATAGGCATATGAGCTCAACAACCTTGATAACGGATGTCTCTCACTAATAACTCTCGGCCATCCCTGTCCTCCCGTTATTTCCTTTTTGACGTGTGCCACTTGCAATGGTTCCACCGTCTTGCGAGATTCAAAGAGTACTTTGATCTCTTCAGTCCATTTGTTCTTCCAACTTGCATTCTTCCCGCTCTCAGCAATACGAACAAGGCAATGGTCAAAGATCGACTCGTCGTCGTCCTCATAGTCTATCCTCGTGGCGTATCGCTCATCCTCGCCATTCGCTTTGTCCACCCAAGCTATAAATTTGCCTACCTCAGAGGGGTCTTAAGTGGTTCCTGATCGCCCTGTCCTATAGACTGCAGCGAAAGCCAAGTTGGTATTACAAGGGCATTGGCATTCTATAGGGCCCACGTCCACAACAGGCCCTATCGAATAGTGGGCACCCATCTCCCCTGTGCACTCCTTGTCTTGGAAGTGTGTCAGCTGTTGATAAGCAGCCATATCTAGGTCTTGCGTCCCCATGCAGGCTGAGTGCAACATCATCGTGCCGTCTTCCCTGGTGCCTATAACAGATGTTCTCCTGTCCTTGGCGTAGCTATGGTAAGACTGTAAGGCTTAGCGGGCCTTAGTCGTACTCTCCTGTGCCTGCACCTCTATGAATACATCTGCAAACTTTGTTCGGAGAACAGGCAAGTTGTTAATCGTTCGGTCAACCTAGGCTTTTGCTGCTATACTGGCCAGATCCAATAAGAGCTCCTTGCCGGTGATCTCCAGTAAGCATTGGGTGAACTCGCTGTCTCTGCAATCTCTGCACCTGCAAGCTCCATGGCATAGCACACACTGGCAGTCCTCTGGGCCAACAAGACTTGCTTCTGCCTCTGTGAGTACGTCATGACTTTGACGTCTGTCCCATGCTCCATCTGGTAATCCGAGCCACATGTGGCCTGCATGCGCCAGTAGATAAATCTTTTCTTTCTTGCTGGCCCTGCCATCCGATTCCGCATACACTGGATGTGGGCAGGTTGTGGTTAACAGCTTAAATCCTCGGCCAGCTCCATATAAATACTGTACCACCCTCTCCAGTAGTACACCATCCTTGTCCGCCACAAGAAGCCCTAATGGGTCATGGATGGTATCCTTGGCCGTGGCTGTGAGATCTGAGTTGTGTGTGATGACTATGCCGGTCTGCCTGAACCTCTCTTCGGTGTAGATACACTGTAATGCACACTGGCCTCCACTTCCTGCGCCAACATTATAAAATGACCACCCATTAGGGAGATATTTCTCAGCTTAGTTAATTCCTATCACCTAACCCCAATGGTTGCACGTCTTAACATTGATCCTAGCTGCACCATCATTTGTCTCCCACTCCCATATTGAAGAAAGTGCATCATAGACCTTGAAGTCTCCTTTGTTTGCCTGGTCAATACCAATGACCATGTGATTGTACTTGATAGCATGAGTATGGTAGGTGCGACTCCCCTTAAAGAATAGCTATCTGCACAACCACGCATCGTGGTAGGCATAGTGAGCCTAATCCTTGGTTATCACGTCCTGCAGGTAGCATTTCCAATCACGTGGTTTGCTTAGTTTCTCAGGCAATCCTTGGAACTTAGCAGCATTTGCCAACGACAATTTTCCTTTGGATTGTGCATACTAGGACAACTGCTAGAGATCGACATGATATGGGTAAAGCCCCTCGGCTTGGGAATCCCAAATAGCCACCCTGATCAACATTCTTCTCATCTGGTCGTACAATTACCACTATTTCTTAACCACGGTTTTCCCGTAATACACAAGGCCTCCGAACTGGCAGGACAATTGTATGCTCGTGGCAGTATCATCATAGAATTCCATGTCGAAACCCACAACCTCGTGTTGTCTCACATTATTGGCCACCCACTTAATGGCTTCATTGTGATTGTTGGTCAAGAGCACTTTATCCCCATTGAGCTCAAACAGATCGCTGTAGTACTTAATTTTAGGCACCCCGTAGGGTTGCTTCACCAGCCTGGTGCCTATCCGCACTTCTCCCATCCACGACCTGACATTGTAAATGGTTGTGTCAGACAGCCACCAACTCTTTGATTGGACGAAGCCGTCAATGTCGAATGAGATATTGTCCCTTACGTACTGCTTACTAGCCGCTGAGCCACATTGTTTGTACACTGCTGTTTTGTTGCTGGTGCTGACTCGGATAATCCCCCTAGGACAGGCAGGTGCTGTCAGCTATTTCTTGTCTTCGTCCACCACTACGCAGAGGGACACATCAGACCACAACTGCATGGTGCTTCTGTTAAATTAGCTAGCCTGCAATGAACTGTTGAGAGCATTGGCCACCTGTCTGTCTTTCCAGGTCTTGACCTCATGGTTCACATTAAACTGGCATGCCTTCAATTGAAGGAGTTTTTCCACCCCCTTTGTGTGGTTGTTGTCAAAACGCTCCGATGCTCTATCCTCTCGCAATTTTTGTTGGGCGAACGTCCTCTTTCCGCCTGGATGTTTGTAGGGCTTGCCCTTGCTGGCTTTAAATTTACTGGCCCCAGGGGTGTACGTGGACCCCTCCTAGGTGAAATGCTTTTCCTCCTCCATGGACTTGGCCATATCCTTGCCTTTCTTTTTGGACTTCTACTGTTCCCAATTCCGCACGTCAGCTGCATATGCCTCAGTGAATTAGTCCATGGTTGGGTTGATGTCCTGTTTCTCTATCTACATGCGCCTCTTCATCGTCTTAATGGCGTCTGTTCTAGCGGAGGGCTCCCAGGCGTTAACTGGTTCCAGCTTGTACTCTTAGTCCAGACGGTCTCTGATAAGTTCACATTCAATGTTGGGCGCTGGGAACACCAGTTACTCCTTGACTCGGGAGAATAAACTGTTCATGTACAATGGAGCAAGTGGGTCATACATCTTGAATCCAGGTGATGTCTGCGGCTCCCAGATGTGTTCAATGCACAATTCTTCATTGTAATCTGTCGCTCTGAACTGCAAATAACCAGTTCTTGCGCCGTTGCCCACCCATAGGTTGCTATCACCATGACGCGTCTGGACATTCCAGGATAGGTACCTGTCTGCCATGGTTCTATTTGCTGCATACCACTCTATAAACTGGGTTTCTGTAGCCACGAACGCCAACTGGGATAACAGGAAATTCTCAGTGACGTCATGGCACGGTTGCCATAGCTCCTTGGTCACCAGTGTGTTGATGATCAATTCCTTGACCCTAGACGTCCACCACCTGTTGCTATCCACCCTTATCCTCGAACTGTTAGAAAGAGTGATGAAAATTGGGTATATGCTGGGCATGATGAAGCTGTCAGCACACCTAGTAACATGGGGAATGAGCGGGTTCTTCCTGTAGGTCTCTTTAATGGCATTCATCACAGCTGTGTCGGCTGAACCCCCAAACTACATCCTCGAATGCTGTGAGACCTGGTTGGCACACCTGATTGCACACACAGACGCCCTGACCTGATGCATGTTGTAAGTTCTGCCCTTAAACCTGTAGTTCCCCACCTGCAAATTCTCTTCAAGGTTGTAGATTGTCCCTCCTTTTTAGGCAGCATCTATTTGTGGCATTATGGTCACCCCCCCCGTGTTGTCTTGGCCCCTGAGTTTGAGGCCCACGTTGCCATCTCCGCAGATGTACAGGACTTATTCAAATGTGCGGTCCTCCTGCATGACCTGACGTTATATCTACCTCAGATGCATCCATTTCTCCTCACTGATCTAAAATGAGTAGAGTTCGAACATACCCAACGTTTCTGTCACATGTTGGTACGTGTCAGCTGTGCCATTAATCTTCTGTACGCATTGCCATTGGGATATGCTCAACTGGCTTGATGCCGCCACGTTTCCTAGACTTTGCAGGGTGATACCTGCATAATAGTGATGGTATGCCGCAAACAGCAAGTCGCCTCTGTTCATGGACTCTATGACTCTGTCACCAATGTAGTAGAGGGAATTGATGCTGGTGAACAGTAATCGGCCATAATGGTGGTCTGCACGAAGTTTGGCAAGTAGAGGTGATGCTGTCTATATGGGGCCACATATGAGGGCATGTGGTCCCTTGATCTCCAAATTATCTAACTAGGCCATGTCAGATGGAACCATATCAACATTGACAGATATGATGGGTTTGCCCATCATGTTACATTCTCTCTTGAAGGCACCGCCAATCGCCACAATGCAATCCATGTCCATCTGCATAAACATGAGGTTTCTCAGGATAGATCTTCTCGCCTGCGCTACTGGAGCGTGACTGTGGCCCGTCAAGGATGGATCTAGTTCCTTTGGTGCCTTGGTTCGCAAAAATGACAGGTCCTCTTTGATTTTGACACACTCTGCCAACAATGATTGAAACCCTCCAATAGGCATGGCCAGGATGTGTTGTTTCCACATTCTCTTGATGCGGAATGGTAATTCAGGATCATTGTAGTAAACTGCCACGACATAATTCAGGGAGTTGTCTGGATTAGGGCAGTCTTTCTACTTGCACACCGGGCACTCTTTGTCAGAAGCGGTCCACCAAGCCGCCTTAATATCTCTAATAGAAGGCCGCTACACGTTGCCAGCGACATCTATAAAATCGAATGCACGTCCCTTCCGGGCCTACTGGCCGTTGATCTCATCAGCTTGCTCCCTCCAGTGTGCCGCTTGTTTCTTAGCAAGTCTCAGTCTAGCCGCTTGCATGTCTGCACTATTTTTGGTCAGCCTCTCCAGTGTCTACATCGGAACTGGTCTTCCCTGGGCATCACGACCAAAATCATCGCCGTCATAGTCATACAAGTCATCTGGTGCTAGGTAATCACCTCCATCATCCTCATAGTCACTGCCTGGATTTGAAACCAACTCATAGTCAAATTTAGCTTATGACTTGGTGTTAACTGGCTGTGACGGCACCACTTGCGGTAGGGACCCGGTAGGGACTGGAGTGATGGTTTCTGGGCTAAAAACCATGGGTTTATCATCGGGGAACGGCGTCACTGTTTGTGCCCCGGCTTGGCCACTTAGTCTATCCGCATCGCCTGTCTTGGCTACCTTTGCCTTTATCCTCTCATGGCCATTCTTTGGGACATATTAGTATTCTTTGGGGCTTGACGTGCTACTGGTTTTTGTCTTGAAAGGAGGAGTCACTCCCTATGTTGGCCCCTATGGGGTGCTTGGGGCCATTGCACCCAGCCATTGGCTGACGAGTACCGGTTATGCACTGTAAACTGGGACTCTGGGTGCTACCTACTCCACAGGCAATTTTGGTAACCACCAACCATACTTCTTGAGCACAATAACTGGGTCTGCCGAGTAGTGCAGTACCGGGTAATTTTAAGGCACTACCTTATCCTTCCTGTAAAAGCTAATGCCGTCACAAAATACCTCAGCCTGTGCTGCCGAATCTATGGTGTCGTTGTCGAAGGTCAGTGATGAATCTAGGACGATGAAGTCCTTGGTGGTAGCCACTATAGCCTTCTTGTCGAGTTTTGCGTAATAGGACATAGGTACGGCAGGCAGTTCCTGCTCCTTCTGACGATTGAGTGTCAAGAGCCTCAACACTTCTCTCTCTTCTGCCGCTTGGTACTTCTTGGTGGCCACTATACCCACATTCGTGATGACTTGCCAATGCCCTGAGTGTAGGAATAACATACCATACGGTACACTGGATAGGACATCACCTTGGCTATAAACGTCATATCTGTCGTCTGTGCCTGGTACGACATACAATGTGTGCTAGCCGAGAACCAGATCCAACCACATCAGGTCTTGCATTTCCGCCTGGACACCCGGTGTCAAAATGGTATCAGGAGACTCAATCATTCTGCGTCTGTACTCCCTTGCCAGCATGACTCTCAGACTTAGTTGAATATCATCTGTCTTGAATTCTTTTGACAGTCCCATCAATGACGCATGTAGCGCTGAGGACCTTGCCATGCCATGTGCCATGGCGTAAGCTAGAAACCCGCAATCTCCACTTCCGCCTGCATCATGCAATAGCCCGTTAGCGAGTTCTCGTATTGGGTGCCCCGAGGACACCCAGAGTTCAAAATTAACTGAAGAC